CCCACATGGGTCTTTCCCATGTGAGGCTAGTCGACTAAATGGTTGTTGACTGCAACCGCAGTTTTTGCTTCATATATTTTTACGAGAAATTCTTTTACCTCGTAAGAGGTTTACGATAAGTTCGTTTACGTATATGTAAGTAGTTAATTGTGGATTGTTATTTTTGTGCCACCCCCGAGACTTCGGTCTCAAAGACACTTGTTCATCATTCTGTCTAAACCGGCTAATTTATGCACCGGGAATCAAAATGACGGTAGTTTCACCTTGCAAAGTGAGATAGTCCGTAACCTTTATGGTAATCATGATGAACCTTTAGGGTTAGGAAGCCCTGTATCAAAATAATTTCTATTGGAGACTTGGACTTCGGTCCCAATATCCTCCTCTTATCTGACGTCAGTATATGTGTATCTAGCCCGGATTCTATCCTTTGGGACGTTTACCGGTATGATCTGATACTCGTGGAAGGTCACCACACTGATAATATATAATTAGGCGAAAGCCCGTTAGAATCACGCTCTTGTACGTCAAGCTTGAGCAACTATAAGCACCAGGTTTGGTGCCTTTGGCAACACTTTTGATTCAAATCAATCCTGCAGAGAGTGACCACTGCATTTGAATCTTAAGAGGGGCCTGTTAGCCACCTCGGATGACCAGAGAATTTAATCTTAAGGGAGTAATGACCCAAACGGATTGTATAGGCTCGCCATGAATTTGGTATAGAGAGTACAATTTGTTGGATTTCTTTTATTCTGGGATGGATAGGGACTTAACAGCTCAGTTAAATCATCCCGTTTCCATGTGACAGAAAGCCTCCGTGGTGCCCCATCGTGGACTCCCCAATTGAGCAATCAATTGGAGTCTTGATGGGTTATGTTCATACACCGAACCGTTATGAATATGGCCTCGCAAGACTTCAATCAGACCTCCCCTAATAAGGGAGGCCCTTCAAGTGATGGTGCAATGGCAAGCACTATTAACCGCAAAGTAAGCGGCATCAAATTCAGTAGGAAATGGCCTGATCCAAAGTGGATAGTGCCCCAGAAGGAGGTGTTGAAGGGACAAGTTGGAAATATCCCTATAGTTTCGGATTTTTTGGAGATGAGGGATAATCTATCTTCAATTTCGGAAGCCATGAGTGGCGTCCAAGATTTCTTGAATCAATTGAAGTCAGCTATACAGTTTAATGCCACAGATGACCTTACTGAGGCTATCATGTCTCGAATGGAATCACTTATGCTGTTAATTGTTGATTTAATTTCAAGAAAATCTCTTGCTGAAATGTTCATTCCAATTGTGCAATATATCAAAACATGGTTGGGAGGAAGGAGCGTTTGTAAGATGGTGATATCTTGGGTCCAAGACGTAGTTTTTCCCTCAGATGAGGATGGTCCTCCTGATGAATGGGAAGACACTGAGGAAGGATTGGATGGCCAGGCAGGCTGGTTTGAGTCCAATTGGATGCAGCTTACTAAAGGAGTTTTCGGAAAGAAGTTAGCATCTTTATTGAATGTGCTTATTATAGCTGGCTTTATGCCGGCGAAATCTGCAGATTCACTGACATCAGAATTGTTCAAGGTCCTAAATGTCACAGCACAACGTAAGAAACACCCATCAATTTTCCATCATTTGTTTAGTACAATTGATTGGGTGATTGATAGTGTAGTCCCTGCTATCACAACAAACAATATGTCATTGTTGTTGGAGGAAGCAGATGTGCAGGAAGTGGATCGAATCTACCGTATGTGTTTGGAGGTAGTCCACTTGAATATTACAGGACAGATGGCTTTGGCTAAAGCCAAATATGGTGTCACTGACGAAGCTTCCATATTGATGATGATTGTCAATACTTCATTGGCCATTGAAACCATGAAGCGGAAGTGCATTGGAGAAGAACTTGCTGTTCGAGAGTATCAAGCACGATTGATCAAGTTAGACAAATTGTCTGTTGATCTCCAAGCCCATTGGCATGACGCCTCGTTGCGCGTTAAGCCATATGCTGTACTCATTCGTGGTGGTTCTTCAGTTGGAAAGAGTACATTAGGTACTATTGTGAGTCATGTCATTAGTCGTGCTAACGATTTTCCAGAAGGGAAAGAATATTGGTGCACAATCAATGGCAGTGACAAATACCAGTCAGATTTTCGGTCTCAACATACATGCGTGATGTTTGATGATATGGGCAATACTAAACCAGAGAAGTGTGAAAACAATCCTCTGTTTGTGTTGATTCAGTTCATTAATAACATGCATTGTTCTGCTTTGAGTCCAGAGGCTGACAAGAAAGGGAAAATGGACATTCGATGCCGCATTGTGATTGTAACTACGAATACTCAACATTTACATGCTCCATTGTTTTCTGTTAATCCTGCCTCAATCATGCGCCGATTTGATTTGGTAGTAGACGTTATGTTGAAACCAGATGCAGTTGGACCAGGTGGTGGATTATCTCCTAAATTTGCTGGCAATCCAATGCCAGATGCCTGGGATTTATCCTGCGGAACTGTGCAGATTTCTAGGAGTAGTTCAAATCATTTGGCTGATAAATGGGAGATTGCAATTCTACCTGAAGTGAAAGATGTTGTCTCTCTAACAAGCTATCTGACGAAAGTGACTCCAGAGTACTTTTCTGTACAAGAGGAGATTGTAAGTGCATCTTCTGAAATGCACAAGAAGGCACATTGCAAGGAACATCCAATGTTTTGTATACCGTGTGCAGCTTGCGCTAAAGGTTTGGAACCCGCTGTTTCAATAAAAGAGCAGTGTTGGCAAGCCTCAATACCAGAAGAATGTGATCGCCACCCTGGCCTTACTCTGCCATGCAAATTTTGTGAGGGTGAGTCTATTGCTGGTAAAAGCAATTTGGCTCCATGGCTCACACCAGTTGTAGAGAGTGACGAACGTGAAGCATTTTGTGATGCTCCAGAGGTTGAGGACGCGTCGGATGAGGAAGATGGTCTTACTCACCAGGGTGGAAAGCTCGATCGGAAGAAAGTGAAGAAATCAGTACCTGTGGCAGCATATGGTATGATCAATCATTATGAATCTGGTCAAAGTGAATTTACATTCGATAGGGCTGATATTGATGGCGTTCCTGTGACTGATGCTACGGCACAACAAATTCCAAAGAGTGCCATTGATAACCTTCATATGTATGTGACTGGACTCTTGTATCCGACTCCAACACCAGAAGAAAGACGTAGGAGATCAGAACGACCACATCCAGGAGCAAATCCAGAAGAGTTTGACGCTCAGGCAATGCCGGAAGGCGTTGATGGGGAATACCGATATGGTGGACCTTACCCTGATTGCGAACATGACTACTTGAGCGGAAGAGTTGAACGACCCACTAATTTTTATCAGGTGTGGTTTGATCATCTTGTCGAAAAAGTTGACCCTGTGTGGGAATTCATCTTCAAGAAAAAGACCAAACTTCGTGAAAAGTTAGATCCGTTTCAGAAAACCATGCTCATGGCAGTAGCTGTAGGAATGGCAATAGGAGGTGGAATTCGAATGATCAGGATGCTGTCTGGAAAACCCCTTTCTACTCAAGGGGCAGTGTATTCTCGCATTATGGCTGCGGCCCAAACCCCTCGACAGATGATTGAGCGTGATAATCGGTATAGAAAAGTCTACACGAATGTTGCTCGATATCCTGATGCTTCGCTGGGGACTACTCTTGCTCAGTTAGAGGCAAAAATTGACCGGAATCTACATATGGTTAAAATACGGAAATTTGATGAAGTAACTTCCGAGTGCTTTGGTCCGACTGAGTGGTGTAATTCTTTTCCAATTGGTGGAACTGAGTGGATTGTTGTTGGTCATATGTTTGATGATTGCCAATGCTATAAGGTTGAGTTTCAATCTCACCCAAGCATTGGCATCAAACGGTTCCAGGCGATAGTGAACTGTGCAAATATGCGTCCAGTTTTCGATTATGATGCTATGGTTCTTGATATACCTAATGGAGGTGATGTTACAAATTTCTCCCCATACATGGTCGAGAGAGAGGATCATGCTGAACTTAAACCTGGCACTCCAATTGCGATATACCATGTGCATCATTCAGTCATGGAATCAGATGAGGCTTATGTTCCTCCATCTGCTTACAAGTTGACAACTACTATTGCAGAGGTTAAAGATTTGAAAGTTAATGGAATTGGTAGCTATCCTGGGTTTACCTACAAGGCAGAAACTCACCAGGGCATGTGCGGCTCGATGGTGTTTACCACTGGTCGCAATCCAGTGTTGATTGGAATGCATACAGCAGGAGATATCAAGAATGGCATAGGTGCAGCAATGTTGATGTGTCGGCAAAAGGTGTATGAGACAAAAGCGATGCGTGAGGAATACATAACCGTTGCAGAAAGTACTCCATTGAGGGAGGAGATTTACGGCGTTAATGTGAGAACTCAACCAGAAGCTCATGAAAAGAATCCCATACATTTTTTGGAGGAGGATGCTAACATTGAGGTGATTGGTCAGACTAGTTTGCCACGTGCTCGTTTCAAGAGTGAAATTGTTACGTCATGTATTGCCGAGAAATTGAAAGAGGTTTCTGGAATTGAGGACACACATACTAGTCCTCAGAAGAAAGCAGCCACTCCGTCTCGACATCGACATATTGCCACATGTGGTGCAGTCTTACCTCCAGCTAATCCCTGGTTGGTGAAAATGGCACTAGAGGATTTCAAGGCTAAACTTGGAGAATCTGTGTTTGCTGATGGTAGTCAGTTCAAGGAATTTGTTCATGTACTCAATTATGAGGATGCACTTAATGGTGTTCAAGGAGTCCGGGGTTTCGATCCTGTCAATCCAAAAACATCAATGAGTTTCCCTCTGACTGGTGCTAAATACAAATATTTCGTGGAGAATGCTCTGAAAGAAGAAATGGGTTTTGTTACTTCAAAATTTGTCCGTCGCCTTGAGAAAGAGGACGGAACAGTTGAGTATTCGTATGAACTTGAATTTGATCCTGAGAAGGCAGATGTACGCACAGAGGTTGATAACATCCTCGAGTGGTTCTATGAAGGGAAGCGTGTGAATGCAGTCTTTCGAGCCAATTTGAAGGATGAGCCCGTTACATTTGAAAAGGTTGCGAAAAACAAAATTCGCATTTTTGCTGGAGCACCAGTAGCTTTAGTAATTGTGACGCGTATGCTGACTCTGCCCTTGGTTAGTGCTATGTCTAACTTCCCTGCAGAATTTGAGAGTGCAGTGGGAGTTGATGCCGCAGGCAAAGACTGGGAATATATAGCTGAAATATTGACCAGTAAAAGCGGAGGCACGCGCTGTGGTGATGGTGACTATTCGGCATATGACATGAGATTGCGGCCTGAAATTCAGAAAGCAGCTTATGAATTGTTGAAGTGGTGTTTGCTGAAATGTGGCGTTGACCCAGAATTAGTGAGATTGATTGATGGGCTAGCAACCGAGAATTTGTACCCAATCTTTGATGAAGATGGATTGTTGGTTAAAGTATTCGGTTCTGGTCCATCAGGACATGGCTTGACTGTTATCATAAACGGTCTTGGCAATGGTCTGTTGATTCGATATGCCTACTATTCTATGCATTTTGTTGCACGACAGGGTAAGTTGTATTTGGGTGAGATTCCTTTGTTCCATGAGAATGTTGCTCTTATTACATATGGTGATGACAATAATTTTGATGTCTCACCGGATGAGCCCCTTTTCAACATGATGACTGTGGAAGCAGAGCTTGCTAAAATTGGTCAAATATACACTGATGCGACAAAACATGTTTCAACAGTACCATTCAAGACAATAGATGACATGAGTTTCTTGAAACGATCATTTCACAAGCATCCCACCTTAGGAAGACGTGTGGGAGCCTTGGAACTTGAGTCAATTCATAAGTCATTGCTAATGACTCGTAAGGCCCGCAGGGGCATGACTGAGTCTGCAGCACAGATTTGTGCGTCTAATATGGCTGCCGCCCTGGGAGAGGTTTTCCTTCACGGGCCGGAAATGTATGAAAGGTATGCTAGGTGGTTTGACCAATTGGTCGATGTGAGGGATAGTGAAGGTCACAGAGTTGGTGACTATTATAATCCCCCAACGATTGAAGATTTGGTTGCGCGATATGAGAATACCACATGTTGTTACCGTGAAGTACAGAAATTTCTGCAGCCGCCTGAGGAGTTGACACATCAGTCTGGAGTTTTGCATGAAGATGACGAACTACGAGCTCTTCTTTCAGATCTTGATTGGGAAAATGACTACATGATTGATGAAGCAGATTCACTTTCTCTCATGAAGGATACCTTCAATATGTTATTTGAAGATGAACCTCTTGTAAGCGAAAGGGAGTGCGAATATCAGTTCGTTTCAGTTGTTGATCTTAAGTTCAGATGTTGGCTTGTAGAGTGCCAACGTGAGCTAGCAGATTTACTCCAGCCAGACTACCGATTTCGATCAGCGTTCTATGAGGAACTGCGAGAATACGTCAATTATTTTACAGCTTGTCGTATTAAGCGTCAGAGATTCATCATGGACTTGTCGGAATTGTTAGGTGGGATCGATGGACCAATGGTACTGATTGGCACAACGGATGTGAAAGCAGTAAAAGTGCTGCAGAGACAAAGGAGGATCTCTGTGGAGCTTCAGGTTTTACCTGAAATTGAGGAGAGGATATGGTCCTTTCTTCATCCTCCATTTGAAGTTGCTGGGTGCACTGAGAAAGGCTATCTGATGGTCACGCCAAATTTTATGCGAGGCCCAGTTGAAGTGTTTTATCGGACAGTTGATCGTACCCGACTTCATGGTGTGTAAATAACCAAAAACAATTTGTATAGTTACATTTCCCTTATATATAGATTCGCACTCTTTTATATTGTATATTATTGCTTTCATTAATTTTATTTGGTGGCAAGGCCTGACCACGAAGTCAATTTCAGGCCCTCATAGTGTAGCCCACACTCAAAATGGGTTAGTGTCGGATGACACGAATTTGTTGCCACAGAGTGGCATATTTTGCCATGAGACACCAGACACCAATACGCAGCAGCGTACGGTTGGATTTCATGATGGCACAACGAGTATGACTTGCGAGGTTGAGTCTGATATGGACCAGACTAGATACGGGACTGCAGATAATGCCACGGATTTAGCCCATTTCTTTGAAAGACCAGTACGAATTGGTAGATTTGATTGGGCTGTAGGTGGAAATTTGGATTCTGTCTTTTATCCCTGGGATTTATGGATGAAGAGTGCACGAGTTGCCAATCGTCTGTGTAATTTCAGGAATTTCAAAGGCAAATTGCATGTTAAATTCATGATTAATGGTAATCCTTTTTATTGGGGTCGAGCATTTTGCTCATTTACACCATATCATGATACTGCAGGTACCCTTGTCAGATATAATAATGACATTGGTTCATTTATGCCAGCCATGCAGCGTCCCCACATTTTCCTTGATCCTTCGTCTTCGGATGGGGGAGAGATGGTTTTGCCATTCTTTTGGGATGAAGATTGTATAGACCTGACAACAGTTGATATTGGCCAGTACCTTGGTGATTTGTGGATGAAGTCATTGGTTCCATTGGAACATGCACAAGGCCTCACACACGATATTACTATCACTTTGTTGGCTTGGGCCACGGATGTTGAACTGAGTACTCCAACACAGTTGGTTGTTGCTGGTCTTTCTCCCCAGGCTGGTGATGAATATGGTGATGGTGTTGTTAGTAGACCTGCTAATCTAGTTGCGGCTTTGGCTCGTAAGGCGGAATCAATTCCAGCTATTGCTCCATATGCTATGGCTACACGAATGGTTTCCAATATGATTTCAGGAATGGCTAGTATACTTGGCTATTCCAGACCTCGTGTTATTAAGGAGACAACTAACGTGAAGGTTTGGCAAAATGGAGATATGGCGTCAACCGATCAACAGGATAATGCAATGACATTGGCTTTGACTAGTAAGCAGGAGTTGACTATTGACCCACGCACAATTGGTTTAGGAAGTGTCGATGAAATGAGTTTTGATTATCTACACCGTAAATACTCCTATTTGGGCATGGGTCCTTGGACAACTACAGATGCCGAAAATAAAGTTATCATGTCATTCCCAGTCACTCCAAGCATGTTTATCACTAATACGTTGTTGTTACCACCAAGTGATACTGGTGCTGTATTGTCAACAACTGCGTTTACTGCAATGTGTTTTGATAACTGGAGAGGTTCCATGACGTATAAGTTTACTGTTGTTGGAAGTGGATATCACCGTGGTAGACTGCTTATATTGTGGGATCCAGTCTTGTGTAGGGCAGTACCTGAGTTGAATACTACCTACTCGAAAATTATAGATATTGCTGATCAAAAGGAATTTGAAGTGACTATTGGTTGGGGGAGTAATCTTCCTGCCTTGTTCACATCTAAACCCCTTATGTCTGCAATAGCTCCAACACAATCGACTTTGCGCACTGATGGCACTATTTTCTCAGCTGACCCTTTTTACCATAATGGGGTCGTAACGGTTTATGTGCTCAATGAATTAGTTTCTTCAGGTTCAAATACTAGTCCAGTTCAGGTTCTGTTGCATTCATGCTCTTATGACATGGAGTATTATACTCCAGCCAGCGATGGCTTTATTTATAGTTCCTATTTCCCGACTGGTGCTGCTGAGGAGTTAGCAGTTACTGAAGGGAAAAATGCTGGAAGAATCGTAGAGAATGCGCGAGCAAAGTATGAAGAACTCAAGCCCCAGAGTGGGACAGTTGATCCTGCAACGCAAGTTGCAACGGTTGATGCACCAACTGACGCTGGTGATCTCGGTGGGGAAACTGATACTCCGCCCTCAATTATGACTATTCTTGCTGGTGAAGTAGTGCGTTCATTCCGGCCTTTGTTGAAACGTTATGCACGGTTGCGAACACTAGCACAGAATGTTAATATTCCAGTGGGTGAGTATGTACATACCAACTGGAGTGGGAAGTCATATCCACCTTTTCGTGGTGTTGAGTATTCTGGAGTTGCTGGGGATCATTGGCCTATGACGTTGATTGCCATGGTCACATCCTGTTACGCATTAAGGCGTGGAGCTATGCGAGTGATGGTTATACCTGAGGCAGAGTCGAATCCTACTCCACTGACTATATCTAGGACAAGGGATGGAAATTTTACCCAAGCATCAAATGTCACATATCCAATAACTGATGTTAATCTTGGGACATCCTTTCTTCTAAATGAGCGGTCTTTTTCAGGGGTTTCTAAGAGTCAACCAGTTTCTGGGAGTGTATGCCATGTCGAGGTTCCCTGTTATGAGGCGCTGAGGGCACTTTGGACCTCTAGTCTCTCAACAGATGATAGTTATTGTCTTGGATGGCGTGTCTCAAATGTCATTACCAATAATACCGATGACGTTGTAAAAGTACGCAACGTATACAGTGAGTACATTGCGTCTGGAGAAGATTATACTTTGTTCTTCTTCATGGGTATTCCACAAATGTGGTATCGCCCTTAATCACTGATGTAAATAATACTTTTTCTATGTTTATATATTATTTATTTATTTTGTATAATATTCCGAATTTCTGGGGTGTTTTGCACAAACATAGTTATTTAAAGGCGTTGTAGCGCGCCGCCACTTTGTGGTAGACCGGCTACGTTTTAGTTGTAATTAGTTTCAACCCAAGCGTGGTCGTTTGGGGGAATTTTCCTAGCTACAATTTTAAAGCGTAGTCTTACTTTTATTGAGTAGAAG